TATTAGATGAGGACTATATAATCTCTTATTTAAATAAGTATGCTAATAGTGAGTTCATCAGGGCTACTGATGAGTACTCTAGGTACGATGCAGAAGAAGAGAGATATGTAGCAGAAATTAAGATAAGAAATGCAGATTATACCGATTGTCTTATAGAATATGATAAATTTGACAATAATATGGAATATGCAGGTGAAGTAGATAAAGAGTTCCTTTACATAGTAGCTACAAATACAGATATATACGTATTTAACATCTCTAAACTGCATAAAGAAGGTTATAATTTTAAATGGGAGTGGAAAAGCTTACCTAGAAACTCTCATTTTGGTGGATATAATGATAAAATAGAGAAACAGGTGGGTTATATCAACTCGGATAAAGCTAGTGTACGTTATAACCATAAATCATAAAGATATAGGACCCACCGATTACAAAATCTTTCTCTCAGGAGAGGCACTCAAAGAAGATATAGACTTTGAATACTGGCAAGACGCTGAAGAAGGGCAATATGCACTGACAGATGACGGATATGTAGCCAAAATCATAAGTAAAAAGGAGTATAAGGATGAACAAGATAGAATATCCTTTTATTATAGGATGCCTTTTGGTTATATTATGTGGAATCCTAAGTATCCAAGCAAAAAGTTTAATTGTGGTGGTAGAGTTGCTAACAATACTTTTACTGGGAAGAAGTGGTTAGAGGTAAAGACAAAGTCTGAGCCATATCAAGCATTGGCTATGTGGGCGGCTATGACTGAGGATAGAGATGTTGCCATTGACCAAGTATTCGGTAGTGTTAGTGCTAGTAAGAGAAGGAAATTAAGACGCCATATGCGTACGGAGGTTTTTAAAAGTATGAAAAGAGATGAAGCACAAAAGTTATTAGCTACGAATATGATGGATGCTGATTATTTTATAGACTTAATGAAGAAAGGTGTTGAAATTGCCTTAAAGAAAGAAGATGTTAATGGAATACGTGGTTTTGTTAATGATGGGATGGAGATACACGGAATGAAGGATAAGGAGACTGTAACTGTTACTGAGAAATTAGAAGCAACACAGACTCGTAAGTTAATAGACAATATCAATGCACAAGAAGACAAACTGGAACTCTCTAGGAAGGCAGAGATTCCAATAGAAAAAGAGACCAAGGAGGTCAAAGATGGATAATTTATGGTTTTATTACATATCAATGTTGGAAGCGGCTAACTTTCCGGGATGGGAGTTATACATTTTCTTACAAACCATACTATGGATAAGTGTTATATTCAGACTACATAGAATTGAAACAAATCAATTAGGAGGCAATAATGATTGAATTTTTAATGTTAATAGTTTTAGGATTAGTTTTACTAAATAGTAGACTATGGGAATCGGGTTATTGGGATACATATGGTAGATATGGACACATCTTTAAAGATAGTAGATGACTACGAGAGTAGATACGCACAAGAACAAGCACTAAAGAAGCTAAAGAGTAATATAGGTCTCTTTGGGAAAACAATGTTCCCGACAGCCTTGAATAAGGATGTCCCCCCGTTTCACCACGAAATATATAGAAATTTGTCGGACGACTCACAAAAGCGTGTATTGATAGCGGCTCCTCGTGGAACTGCTAAAAGTACAGTGACCTCCTTGATTCTACCCCTTCATAGAATCGCTTTTAAGCCGTCCGACAAAGATTTGTTTATAGTTATTATCTCAGAGTCACAATCTCAGAGTATTAACTTTTTATCAAGGATAAAGCATCATCTAAACAATAGTAAAAACTTTAAGGAGATGTTTGGTAATTATGGAGTCGAAACAGCGAAAAGGTGGACGAACAATGACATCGTACTCTCTAATGGAGCTCGTATCATTGCTGTTGGTACTGGTCAGCGTGTTCGGGGGTTTATTGAAGGTGATACTCGTCCTAATCTCATTATTGTAGATGATTATGAGTCAGAATTAAATGCGGCTACACCAGAAGCCAGAGCAAAGAACAGAAAGTGGATAACAGAAGCTGTTATACCTTCTTTATCAGATGATGGAAGAATCGTAATGATAGGGACTGTTATCTCAGAAGATTGTTTTCTATACTGGGCTAAAGAATCACCAGCTTGGGAAACACTATGGTATGCCATATATGATGAAGATGGCAAGAGTATTTGGGAAGAAAGATTTCCTAAAGAAAGAATATTGCAGATAAAAACAGAATTTGAATCTGTAGGTAACCTTAATGGATTCTATCAGGAGTATATGAATGAAGCACAATCACCAGACAATGCCCCCTTTAAACCAGAATATATTAAATTACATCACTACACATATAAGCACCTTGATGGACAAAATCTCCTCGTTCGGAAACGAGATGGAGAATTGGTTAAAAAGCCGGTTGACATCTTCTGTGGCATTGACCCTGCTAGTAGCTTATCTATTCGTAGCGACTTTTTTGTTGTTGCTACTATCGCTGTTGACGGGGATGGCAATTTTTACATTGTGGATATTTTCCGTGATAAAATTGACCCTGCAATCCAGCCAGATAAAATTATCGAGATTTATAAGAAATATCACCCGAAAAGAATGAAAATAGAGACTGTGGGCTATCAAGAGGCACTGAGGGCAAACGTAAGAAAACAGATGCTGGACCAGTCCCTTTATATACCCGGATTGGAAAAGGGCATAAAACCAAGACAGAGAAAGTCCGAGAGATTGTTGTCCTTGGTAGCCCCACTTGCTAGAGGTGAGTTTTTCTTTCGTCCAGAGGATATACACGCACAACAAGAATTTTTATCATATCCGAGAGGAAAACACGATGATATTCTGGATGCAATCTATTATGCAGTGGACGGAGTTAAGAAGTGTAGGCGTAAGGAATTTGTACCTGCAGATGAATATGGAAAAAAGAATAAAGTACTTGACTGGTTGACAATGTAAAGTATAACTTTAACTGGGATGGCTTACGTAGAAAAAGAATCAGAAGTATCAGGTAATATTGTAGAGGAAACACATTCTCTCTTTAAAACCTATTCTAATAAAAGAGAATTATGGGCTCAACAAGCTCAGGAAGACGCTGAATTTCGTTTAGGAAGACAGTGGTCTCAGGAACAAACCCGTATTCTTCTTGAGAGGGGTCAAGCACCACTCGTAGTTAACCGTATCCATCCAGCAGTTGAAGCCGCAAAGGCTTTGCTTACTTCAGGCAGACCACAGTTCAGAGTATCACCGAGGGAAGATTCAGATAATAAGGTAGCACAAGTCTTCAATGGATTACTCGAATATATGTGGTACATCTCAGACGGGACTCAAGCACTCAGAAACGTCATCGACGACTACTACACAATGGGATTAGGTGCTATGTGTGTATATATTGACCCCTTGAGAGATTATGGGCGTGGAGAAATATGCGTTCGTGATATAGACCCATTAGATGTTTATATAGACCCTAACTCTAGAGATAGATTAGGTGATGATGCAGAAAATATTATAATATCAAGATTGTTCACCAAAGAGCAATGTGAAGCTATGTATCCAATGTATAAGGATAAAGTTAGGAAGTCTTCATCTGATATGTTTACAGATAGACCAACAACTCAAAGGGTTGATGAAAAAGGGATAGTATTTCCAGAAGATACTGCTACTAAGACTCAGGCTACCTTTGGTAAGGACAATGAGTATGTTAGAGGTTATGAAAGATACTATAAGGTTTGGGTTAAGAGATATCATATAAAGAATAACATTAATAAAACTGAGGAAGTCCTTCTAGAAGAGGATATGGAAGAATACCTACAGCGTAGGGCAATAGAGGTTAATGGTGAAATAATACTAGATGAGCAAAAAGCTAAGGCAATTATTGACCAACTTCTTCAGCAATACGAACAAGCTAAGATGCAGGCAATGCAGAATGAGATGGACCCACCTGAAATGCCAGTTGTTGATGAACTAACCTATCAAGATTTGATTGAAAGAAAATTAATTGAGACCGTGTCGGTGCCTGTTCAGCGTATAAAGATGTGTGTTGTGATAGGCGACCAGTATCTATACTCTAGAATCTTACCTATAGAGCATTATCCCATCGTTCTGTTTATGAATATTCATAATAGGACTCCCTACCCAGTAAGCGATGTTCGTATGGTAAAAGATTTACAAGAATATATAAACAAGACACGGTCTCTTATTATTGCACACGCAACAACAAGTACGAATACAAAGATTTTAATACCTAGTGGCTCAGTGGATATGCAAGACTTCG